TCTCCGTCTAACTCCTTGGCTAATTCTTTAGCTTCTCTTGCACTACAAGCTTGGACTTTAACAGTAGTTGTGTATGTGTAGACATTTGTTACTTCGTAGATTGCCATGTTAACCTTTCGTTCATGTTCAGTTTGTATGTTCAGATTGTAACGTATGTTCTACGTGCGATGCAGCTTTAGGTGAACTTTATTTCATTGCACGGTATACATACGTAGATCGGTAGGTGAGCTTGCAGTCTAGCACTAATCTAGCACTAAAATAGAAACAATAGAAAAGATAAACCACAAAGAATAAATACAACAAAGTACAAACTGTAGAAGATAACACAACAGGGTTAATTATTTGTGTGTACTTCATTGTAATTGAAGGTGCAATGTCTGGTTAGAACTTGGTTTATTAAGCTGACCAGACGGTGTTACTTCCATTGGAGCTGTAGTTCTTCTGGTTTGTGTTTACTATTTAGTCTTTCTTACTTACTTGTATGGACTGAAGTACAACCTCTGATATACGTGAAGTACCTGTCTCTCTATAGACAAACGCTTGTTTTTAAGCCCTCGCTTTACAAAAAGCTTTACATTTGGTTCTACACGTAAACCACAGATAATCCGAAAGATACTGTTCCTCTATAGAGAGAAGGCCGTTTTTAAGCCCTCGCTTTACAAAAAGCTTTACATTGCAGTTGCATACCCTCTGACAATCTTCAGCAGAGTCGGGCGTGATACTCCAAGTATCTTAGCAACTTCTTGGTCAGAGCAGCCGTCAGCTTTAAGTTTCTTGTATTTAAAGTACTTGTCTATTTCTTCATCATCTGATGTGTAGACTTCGTAGATGCTATCCAGTTCATTCTTTAGTCTTGTGTTCTCAATCACGAGCTTACTTGGGTACTTTGATGATTCTTTTACATCTGTACGTAGCTCTGCAATGATTGCTTGAAGATTTAAGATGTACTGGAACAGTTCAAGTGCAGTTCTAAGCCTACGTAGTGTGTTCACCCTTAGCAACAGTTTACTATAGATAAAAGGCATACATGCTTTATTGCAGTAATCCCTGAAGTGAACCTTAACTTGTGCTTGGATTACTTCCTTGTACACAGTACTGTCCAAGAACCCCTCGTACTCCTTGAAATAATCACTCATCTCAACATCCGAGTCCCTGCAGTCAACAATTGCCTCTATTACTGATTCTTCAATCTCGGACTGACTGGGGTACATCTTACTGCTAGTACCACCTAGAAGAGCACTGGCTGATGCCTTGATGTTAGCCAACATAATCTGATAGTCTCTGGATGATTCATCTAGCCCAGCTAGTTTCTTCACTTGGTTCTCAAGTTCTTGTGTACTCATTTTAATCCCCTTGTTTGTACTCTAGTTTATTCCCTAATGGGTAGAACTTAATTGAATTATACCTATATCTAGGGTCATGTAGCTCTTGTAGCTCACGCCATGTTGCGATAGAGCTGCCTTCTACAATAGTGTACCTGACTATGTTTGAGTGATCTTCTGTGTATTCCATTAAATACTTCATCTTACACCTCCACTTCATAAGTAAACCAACCACGATCATCCCGAGTTGAACTAATCAGTCCAACCTCCGTCAATTGCAATAACGCATCCCGTACTGTCAGGCGGCTTAAGCTAAGGATATCACCGAGCTTCTCATGTGAAATCTTGAGCTTATTGTCCGTAGCTAGTGCGTACAGCACACAAAGTACCAGCTTGCTGGACGAGCTAATCTCTTTGTTAAGCAAAACAGAGTATGGCACTTCAAAAATAGAGTTCATGTTCTTCCTTTAGTTATTAAGCATAGATAATTTCTATGTATACGTAGTATAGCATGACTACATCTGAATTACAAGCTCAATACAGAAATATTTACACCCGTTATAACCTATGTTACAATCAACTTATACCATACTTCAAGCGAGAAATACATGAATTCTACCCAAGACACTAACATCAATTGCACCCAACCTAAGCTCCTCTACAGTTCAACCTTCCCTAACATAGCCTACGACCTCTTGAATGGCACCTTCTGGCGCATTGACCGTAAGACCAAGGCTACCACTAGGGAATTACCTCTGGACGATTCTATGCGGGTTCCTTGCTGGTCTACACTGACTGGTAAGAACACTAATAGAAAAGGAGCAATACTAGCATGGGAGATGTTGAACGGTAAAGAGCTACCACCAGAACACGTTGTGTACTTCAAGAATTTAAACGAGGAGGATTTACGTGGGTATAACCTCGGTGCTGTAACTAAGCTCGAATACACGAAGATCAGAGATGCTTTGCAGAATCTTAAGGGCTACGCTAAGCTAATCCCACATGCTACTGAGGTTTATTCCTACAAGGTTAGGTTCAAGCAAGGTGGGTTCAGCACACATCAGAGCTTTCATGATATTACAGCAGCTAAGAACTTCCATAGAATGCTCGTGATTAATTCCACTGTTCTGCTGAATAGGTATTTGGTGAGTGCTTAAGCGTTGGAGTGCGTAATCCGTGGTACTATTGTGTTTTAAACAAGGAGAGATATGAACGTTTTGAGTCTATTTGATGGAATGTCCTGTGGTCGTATTGCACTAGAACGTGCTGGGATTGAGGTGCAGAATTACTACGCAAGTGAGGTCGATAAGCACGCTATCAAGGTGAGTAAAGCGAATTATCCTGACATCATTCATATTGGTGACGTTACAAAGGTTAGCTACAAAGATGGTGTTCTTTCCACAGAGAACAGAGAATTCAACGTAGGTAAGATTGATCTATTGATCGGTGGGAGTCCTTGTCAGAGTCTGTCTAATCTTGGAGATGGTACAGGACTAAATGGTAAAAGTGGATTGTTCTACCACTGGTTACGCTTAAAGAACGAGATTTCACCTGAAGTATTCCTCCTAGAGAATGTTGGTATGCTCCGTAAATGGCAAGATGTAATCTCTGAGCTAGTTAAGACTCAACCAGTTGTTATTAATTCTAATTTAGTATCTGCCCAAAATCGTAAGCGACTTTACTGGACAAATTTAAATGTTAGTCAACCAGAAGACAAATTTATTACATTAAATGATGTGGTCAGTTACCCTGTTGATCTTAAGTACTATCTGAGTGATAAAGCAAAAATCTACATTACATCTAAGGATCGACTTAAGAAAAAGCTCACAGATTTAGGTAAAGACAAAGCAATCTGCTTACCTGCTAGATACACTGCATTGAACGGTACTTTTATCTGTGTGGATAACAACGGAAAGATTGATGTTGAAAAGGCAGGTACATTGACCGCAAGGTACGCTAAAGGTGTAGCTACTTTTGGTGGCGATACCTATGTTTACGATGCTGAAGATATTACAAAAGAGTTAATTCGTAAGTTCACACCAGAAGAATGTGAGAAACTCCAGACAGTGCCACTAGGTTATACATCTTGCGTATCAGACACTCAGCGCTACAAGATGCTAGGTAACGGTTGGACTGTTGATGTAGTTGCACATATTCTACGAGGTATCCGATTAGCTTGACTTAGTTAATACTCCACGATAAACTGCCCGTTAACTAATCAATTTATACCGTAGGTTTGAACTACAGTACATCCTGACGTAAGAATAAGCATTAAGCGCTTATTGACTGCTGTGGAATAAGTACCTAGCTTTCTATCTACGGTCAATCGCTTGTGGTCTTCTACCGTGTACTGGAATTTCCTCCACCGTAGAAGCCGGCAAGGCTAGACCCGTTACTAGCACTAGTGAATGCACAGCATGAACGCTGTACACATACAAGACAGTTAGGTATATACCAAAGCTGTAGTCCACCATTAACCCTCAAGCATTAATCCGCTAACAACAAGAATAAAAGAGGCATAACATGCAATGTGAAATCTGTCGGAGCACCTTCCGTCTAACAGCGTATAACCGCACGACTATCTGCCACATGTGCCAAGCACAGGATGTAGCTATAGGTCAATACGGGCGTTACGACGAGGATGTAGAGCTTGAGGTTACATTTATTCAGAACCAAGGTAGAACACCTGCTGTATTCGATTCTGAGAGTAATACAGGTGATGATCGTTGGGATGACGGGGATTTCGGACATGGTCTGTGAGGTTAGTACACGATATACTTGTTGGTAAGTAGTGCAAGTATAATAAACAAGTAGTAACTTATGCTCAATGTGGAGTATAGTGCAAGTAATAACTGGAGAAGAAGCATCAACGGTGATGTAGGGGACTGTAAATCCTCCGTCTTACAGACACGCTTGGTTCGATCCCAAGGTTCTCCACCAGATATAGCCCTGTTAGTTTAATGACAGAACAAACGCCTTGTAAGCGTTAGATGAATGTTTGATTCATTCACGGGGCACCAGATAGTTAATTTTAATATAATAGGTATTGGAGCAGAAGTATGGCGTTTGTTAAAGGTGTGAGTGGGAATGTCAACGGAAGACCCAAGGTGCTAGATGCGGATAAGCCCACTAATAAAAGTTTGAGAAATCGAAGTCTAATGGAGCTTGTACGCAAGCTGAAGCCAATTCAAACAAAGGCAATCCAAGCTGCAGTTAATATTCTAGATAATAAAGAAGCATCAGAAAATGGTAAGTTACGGAGTGCAGCTTTGATTATCCAGACATACAAGGATTTACTTAAGGATTTGTATGATTATAGGTATGATGCTGAAGAGGCAGAAGAAATTCAGCAAGATAATAAGCCAGCATTTACATTACACATGCTACCGCAAAAAGACGAATAGTAATTTATAACAGGATAGGAGGCATCCGACAAGTGAGTTCCCTCGCTCATTTCCTTGTTATTCTTAGAGGTGTATTAATAGGGAAATATGGATAACTATAAAAGATTGAAAACTACAGGTAGCTTATTTACTGAGTTACTTCCTAATTCTATAGTGCATAAGCATTTCAGAGAGGGTTGCAAAGCAAGTATGTTGCTCCTTGGAGTTTCTACTAACGGCGACGCAAATTATAAACAGTACATGTGTATTACATGTGGCTATATTTGTGACCTTCAGCCGACGCACATTCGCAGGAATAGTGTACGATGTACAATCTGCTTAGATGCTGATTACTCTGCAAGAGGCAATAACTCAGGTTTTACATTTGTGTCGTTAACTGATGACAGTGACTACCGTTTGTATAGACGAGGAGCGTGTGGTCATATTCTGAAACTCCGCGTACAAGCCGTAGGTAAACGAATTAAACGCAACAGTGGAGAAGATTCAGGTCAATCTTGTATTGTATGCTACGAGGAGAAACTGGTAGCTGATGCTGAGAAAATAGATATGACTTATCTGGGTGCTGCACTCCACAATAAGGGTGTGTTTAGACACTATTTGTTTAACTCGTGCGGACATAAACGTGATGTTAATGCTGCTTGCGTAGGTAGAGGTGCTGTTGTATGCCAAGACTGTGTTGTTGATAAATACAAGAGTGAAGCATCTGCTGTAGGGCTCATTTACAACGGGGCAGCTACAGATAGACCGGATATTAAACGAAATTACATAATGGAATGTGGACATAATAAAGACATACGCATGGATCATGTCAGGCATGGCAGTTGGACTTGTACAGATTGTGGTGATACTCACTATACAAAGCCAAGTAAAGTCTATTTATTAAAAATAACATCACCTGAATTTAGTTGGTTAAAACTAGGTTATGCAAAAGACATTGATATTAGGAGTAGTAGCTACGGTTTACCAAAAGGTTCAGTGGTTGATACATTGTTCTCTATGGATGTCATTACTGGTCTAGCTGCTTTGCACATAGAAAAGAAATTGCACTCTGAGTTCAAGCGGTTTAGAATTAATGCAAAGACTATGAAGAAGTATCATAAGTACAATGGATTTACTGAGTGTTACAACACCGATATTCAAGAAGACTTAGTTCAAGCATTAAATAACATTCTAAAGGAGAATAATGGATAGTAATATTGTATTTAGTCCAGCATCAAAACCCCAGAGTCAATTTTTACTGAGTTCTAGTTTCCTAACCGTGTATGGGGGGGCTGCATTCGCTGGAAAGAGTATGTGTTTACTTGGTAGTATGTTACCAATTATTCATGACCCCGGCACCCGTGCGGTTATTATTCGTAAGACCACTAAGATGTTATCTGGCTCAGGCGGCTTATTTGATGCAGCAGTTAATCTATACTCTAAAATTGATCCTAAGATTAAAATAAAAAGTAGGGACTTAACTATTGTATTCTCATCTGGTGCTGAACTTCAATTCACATACTTAGATAAACCAGCCGACCGAATGAATTTACAAGGTCGAGAATATTCCCGTAAAGTTTGCGGCCTTTTGTAGTAATACAGATTGAATAACTTCTTTAATTCAGGGAAACTCTAGAACAGACAATCCTGAGCGAAGCCTACTATGTAGGAACGTGCAACGACTATCCCGAGAGGGAGTAGAGCTAAGTGGCTCGAAATAGGAAGGTTCCTTAGTGGAGCGTGATATAGTCTAATCTGTATAGGGATATACAGCAGCTTAACAGCGGTTATAACCCAACGAGTTATAGCGAATATAAATGATAGCTTTCGATGAGGCCCAGCAGTTAGACGGGGATAATGTATTTTATGCTCTATCACGATTACGCTCTACTCGTGTAAATTATCCTCTACAGTCTCATGCTACATGCAATCCAGACCCAGATTCATTCTTGATGCCTTTCGTTAAGCACATGCTTGATGAGAATCTTGTACCTATCAGACAAGAAGTGTATAAAGAGAGGTTCTTTGTTAAGGACGCATCTGGTGTTAATTTCTACGATAGTGTAGAAGAAGCTCAAGAAATACATGGTAAGGGTAAAGAGAATCCGATCAAGTCCTATACCTATATCCCGGGCAGCATCTACGATAATCCAATCGGATTACTGCAAAATGAAGGGTATATCTCTACTCTAAAAGCACTACCTCCTGTGGAATCACGCAGGTTACTCTACGGTGCATGGGTACGTGAACAAAGTAGCGGATTCTACCAACGTGCTTGGAGTAAATTAGTTTACGATATTCCATATATGACACGTAAGGTTCGCGGGTTTGACATGGCAGGTTCACTCGTCGATGAGGTTAACAAAGACCCAGATTATAGTGCTACAGTTCTTTTGAGTAAATCCAAGGAATCTAGATACACTGTAGAGAGTGCTGAAAGAATCCGGGAGAGATTCCATACTGTTGAGCAGTGGATATTCGATATGCACGAGAGTGATCCGGCGAGTATTACTTACGTACTGCCGATTGATCCGGGTGCTGCAGGCAAGGCTTATGCTTCTGGATTACAACGTCAGTTAGCGGAACGTGGTAGACACTGTGTACTTCAACCATTAAGCACCAAGAGTAAGCTGATTCGTTTTAGACCCTTAGCATCCATTGCTCAAGCAGGGTATTTAGATGTGTTATCTGATGATTGGAACGAATGGTTCTTCAATGAACTTGAATCCTTCCAAGGCGACGGTAAAACTCACGATGATGCGCTTGATGCTGCAGTTTCTGCATTCTGGTACTTGAATAAGACTAACGAGTTACCCTCCTTCACCCTGCCTGATCTACACCAGTCAAACTCATATTCTAACCTCGGTTTTTCCCAACCGGTACTACCTATAGGCGATGCTCCAATGTTTATACAGGGGGAGTTCAGCTAAGGTCGCGTAGTGACTGTGCTGTGACCAGTGATAACTGGATGAGCGTATCCGGTGATTAAGAGGCATAAGACCTTACGTCACTATACTACTGGTACTAGCCTAAAGCATTAACTACTGTTATACTAGACAGTAATAAATTCCAGATAGATAAGACTAATACCTGAACCTATCTGCACATACAAGGATAACCTAGATGGCTACACGTAAATTAAAACAACCACAACAAGAAGAGTTAACCAAAGCTAACTACCTAGATACTCCTGACCGTTTCCGATTAGGCGAGATGGGCAGCTTAGGCACCAATACGTTCGGAGGCTGTTCAACGGAAGAACTCAAGCGCGAACTGAACTGGCCGAATAACATCAAGGTCTACAAACAGATGACCTACAGTCCCTCTATCAATTCAGCCCTGACTCTGTACGAGAATATCATCGGTAAAGTAGAATGGAACTATACAGCACCGCAGAACCCCACAGAACAAGAGCAGAATCAAGCCAAGATAATCAACGAGATGATGCATGATCTGGATGGCAGTACATGGCGTGAGTTCATTAATGACGTGCTGTCAATGATGGTCTATGGCTTCAGTGTACACGAGAAAGTATACCGCCGTAGATACAAGAGTAATGGCTCACGTTTTGATGACGGTGTAATCGGCTGGAAGAAACTCGCTATTAGAAACCAAGAGACTATCGAGCGTTTCACCTTCAGTCCAGATGGGTCTGATATTACTGGTGTTAAGCAGAATCTATACGGCGTAAGCGACAGCATAGGTCGTTATAGCTCCAGGGGCTCGCAAGAGGTTGTATTGCCCAGAAGCAAGTTCATGCTGTTCAGGACAGGTAAGCACAAAGGTAATCCATTCGGTGTATCTCATCTGCGTGATGCGTACAGTTCTTGGAAGTACTTGACAGCTATTGAAGAGATGGAAGTGATCGGGTTTAGCAAGGATTTAGCTGGAATTCCAATCTTGAAGATTCCACCGCAGTATATGTCAGCGGATGCTAGCACAGATCAAAAATCCGTGTATGAATATTATAAGAACGTAATCAGAAACCTACAGCAGAATCAACAGTCCGGTGTTATCTTGCCTCAAGCGTATGATCCAGAGACTAAGCAACCCCTGTTTGATCTGTCGTTACTATCAAATGAAGGTGGGAAGAAATCATTCGACTCAGATAAGATCAAGGATTATTACAAGCGTGCTATTTACGTAGCGTTATTCGCTGAGGTATTAATCTTCGGTTCATCCTCAGGTGGGAGCTTTAATCTAGGTGTAATCAAGAATAGTATGACGGGTGCTGCAGCGGAATCAATGCTGAAGAATATCCGTGATGTACTGAATAATGATCTGCTGGTTCAGACGTTCGAGTTAAACGGATGGGACGTTAGCCGCGTAGGCTCGTTCGATTTTGATGGTGTAGATTCCGTAGATTTGGAATCGCAAAGCAAGGCTTTACAGCGGTATGCAAGCACTGGTTTACTTGAGCTTGATCGTGAAGTACTAAATGCTGTACGGGTGAGTATTGGCGTTGATCCACTTCCGATTGATATGCCACCGCAGACTGAGATTTTGACTGGTAATACTTCTCGCAGTGGTGATGGAATGGCTACAGTCGGTGAAGGTACGAGTACTTCAGTATCTGGTGAAGATACAAGCTCAAACAACCTTGAGAACCAAGGGTAAGGGAAGAGAACAACCTGCATTGTGTGTGGGTTAGTCGATAAGCTAATAATTTAACTAAGGAAAAACATGGCGACTAAAACAGTAAAAGAGATTACAACGGATGTGGGTGGTAATGTAAGTGTTGAGTACAGTGATGACTCTACGAGTTCATTTAATCTAGCTAATACGGTAACGGCAGTTTCTAATCCCCTCACCGGGGGGATTGAATTAATCGGTCCGGGTGGTGAGGTGATTGAGGTTGGTGGTGCATCCCTGCGTGAGTTGCTATCCCGTGGTACGGTAATGAAGGCATGCTGGCTTGGGAATAGTCTTATTGCAAGCGGGTATCGGATGATGGACCGATTGACGGTTTTATCCTCTGGCCGAATTTTGACAATCAAAAATGCAGGCGTTTCCGGTCGAAGCTTGCAGGGGGTTATTGACGCTATGGTGGCTGATATTGACCCAGCCGCAGACATTGTTTTTGTAAGTGAGGGGTCAAACAGTTCGACACAGAATGTGGTGCCTGGCGCATATTACCCGCTGATGAAGCAAGTGGTTGACTATGTTGTCAGTCTTGGAAAGATTTGTATTGTCTGCGCCTCGCCACCAAGAAACTCAAACCCTGTTTACTTGACGCGGACAGTTCGCTACCCGTGGTCTGAGTATCTTGCCGCGACCGATGGTAAGGCACTATTTATCGACCCGTATTACAAGTGGCGGGCAAGTGATGGTGGGTACATCCAAGGGTATTCGACAGATAAAACTCATCCGGCAGTTGAGCGACAGGATTTATATGATTTTGCAGCGGAGAGTATTTGGGATGCCTTGAACCCATATACATCTGGTCGCCGCAAGCCATACATGGAAGTATTGTCAAATGATGACAACGCGGGATACACGGGCCTTGATAACACCGCAGCCGGTGTTGTTAAGGGCAATGCGCTGCTGCAAACTACCGCAGGGTGGACGAATACAGATGCAACAAACATCACGTTTTCACTGGAAAGCGCCTCACCTTTCCGGGGTAATAAGCTGGTAATGACTGTATCTGGAATAGGGTCTCTACAGACCGTTGAGCGCATCTATAACGTAAATAATGCCACGGTCGAGCCCAGCCTTGGTGACGTGTTGCATGGTCGAGCCGTGTTTGAGTGCACAGAGTCAAGCAACCTTACTGCATACGCTTATCTGACGGCAGGCAGTGCCTATGCGCAAGTGGATATGCTGATGTATCGGTCCTCACCATTTCAAGCCGAGATGTTCGACGGGACAACACCCCCCCTTGGGACAACAAACCAAACAAAGCACTCGCTGCAAATAAAGCTACAACCAACCCATGCAATTTCGTTTGTGGCATCGGGTTCTGGAACAACTCTTACCGCGGCATCCGTCACATCAGGTACTGGCGGTGTTCTGTTGCCGGGTCATGTTATCTCTGGAGTTGGTATCCCAACGGGCACAAAGATTGTGTCTCAGACCAGTGGCACCGAAGGCGGGGCGGGGGTCTATGTAACCAGCGTAGCGACGACTGCAAGCAGTGCAACTTGCACGGTGTTGGCAGCTGGAAAGGTAAGTGTCAGCAATGCCGATATTTACAACCTGACAAAACTGCGATCAGGAACAGGTTACGTCTAAATAGTAATCCCCTCAGCACGAAGGTTAGTTCTACTGAAGTTCTAACCTTCTCCTCCAACAACTATTCACAAGAAGCCCAACCATATGGGCTTCGTCTTAAAGGAGCCTATATGCCTTGGGGTGTACTCAAAGATCAAACCCTCCCAGCAATGCGAGATAAAACCCTAGAAGAGCGCAAGCTCTTTGCTAAGGTAGCCAACGGAGCTTTGTCTGAAGGTAAATCCGAGAAAGAAGCTATTGTAGCTGGATTGGCGGCTGTGAAGAACATAGTGAAGAAAGCTCAGGTAATCCCTCTTCATTTACAAGCAGTTCTTGATCTTGTGGAGAAAACCAAACAAGAACCACCCGTAGATACTGCTGTAACGTCACCAGAGGCACCTACAGCCTCTTCTAATTGGTTCAGCAGCACAATACACCAGTCTAATGCTCCCGTGCATTCTACGGGCCTTACAGAGCCTTTAAACGCTAGTATCAAAGAACGTAATCTAACCCGTGCAAGCTTCGACACTAGAGGTCGTCTAATCCTTGGTTTCGACAACGGTGATACCATCGTTACGAACGAACAGGTGCTAAAGGAGTACATAGAGCAGTACGTTACTGTCCAGACTACTCCGTTCTTTGATTGGATTAAGTTCAATACAGAAGCTCTAGTACCTGATGATATGTTCGTACCGGGAATGCTTAGGTGGAATTCATTCGATGGTACTCTGGATTTACGTATGGGTGATAACGCTACTCTACAGCTAGGCATGGAGATGTACTGCCCGCCTGTACTGAACATCACTGGTAGTACAATCCCGCAGGGTTCTGTCGTAGCTGCTACAGGTGGTGATATGGGTACTTCTAGGATTACCTTCGGTTTGGCTACAGCTAACCATATGTTTAATTCCTTCAGAGTATTGGGTGTATGTACTGAGGATATTCCAACAGGCACAACTGGGTTCGTTACTAACTTCGGTCTAGTACGTACCTTGGATACTACAGGTATTCCATACGGTGAAACATGGGCATCTGGAGATATTCTGTACGTGTCCTCTACAGTAGCTGGTAGGTTAAGCAACGTTAAGCCCATACCACCCTATGAGAGCATCCCAGTAGCTTTCGTTGGTATTGTGAGCGATACTACAGGTACTATCTTCGTTAAACCCCAAGCTGTATCTAGGTTGGACTATGCTTCATTCTACGACACTACAACCCAAGTACAGACGCTAACAGAGACACCGCAGGCTATACGTGTTAATAGCACCAAAGAAGCCTATGGTATATCTGTGGTGAACAATACAAGGATTACCTGCAGTACAGCTGGGTTGTACGAGTTCCAGTTCACTGCTCAGGTGTCTAAGTCGAATTCCAATGCTCAGAATATGTGGATATGGGGCAGGATTAACGGATCGGATATACCAGCTAGTGCAAATAAGCTCAGTGTACAAGGCTCAGGTACTCTGTTGGTTCCAAGCTGGAGTTTCCAAGAAGCAATGAACGCTGGGGATTACTTCGAGCTAATGTGGGCAGTGGATAGTACAACGATTACGCTTGTAGCACCTGCTAGTACGGTGTTCTGCCCGAGCACACCTAGTTGTACTGTGACTGTAGCGCAGGTTAATATCTCGTAGGTATCCGACTTGACTTGTATTTCACACAGTGATATTATATTAACTAAATAAATTCAGGACGTGTATATCTTATGGTGTGCATCTACTGATCTTATACAGAATAAGGAGTACGACATAAGTACCAATAAAGAGAATAAAGAACATAAGCCTCTTCCTATTGTTAAAGCATTGAACGAGGAGTTAATGCAGGTTACTTACGTGGCAATGAAGCCCGGTGTGGATTTGCATTTTCACTCAGTTGATTTAGAAGAGATTAGGTTAGCTAAAGAGTCCTTCAACAAGAGTCTAATGAGGGCTAATCTATTCCACATGACTATGACTGATTCATTCAGCATAATTGAGTCGTACCTAGCGCCCACGGACATGATTTTAAATAAGCAACTCGTGACTAAAGGTGAATGGTTAGTTACTCTACAAGTTCACGAAGGTCATGAAGATGTTTGGAACATGATTAAAGATGATTCTATCACGGGCGTTTCAATTGGTGCTATGGGCATCCTAGAAGACGTTGAAGAAGATTAACAATAAAGGATACACATGACAGATACAAATCCACGTAAAGCACAGAAGAAACTCCGGTCGCTTGATTTCTCGGGTACTGATTCACATATGGCTTTAGTCCATGCTTCTCAGGGTGGCCCCGCAAGTGGTGCAGCCTATAAATTGGTGTTAAAAAATACTTCTAAATTCTCTGATGCGTTCGTAACCAAAGCAAGCAAGATTAAAGTAGAGCTTGACATTAACGAGTATCTAGAACGCTTCTACCATATCTACGGTGTAGACAATGAACTTCTTGCACGTACTCTTGGCTTCACAACTGCAGGTATGGACAAGGCTGCACTGGAAGTAAAAGAACAAGCACTAGAAGATACAGAGCCACCTGAGTATCCAGAGTGGGATTCAGAACCGGGTGATACTGACTATGAAGCGTATATTAACTCCAAGCTAATGTCCATTGCTGTAATGAAAGCTTTGCACGAAGCTGATAGTCAAGCTGAAGTTCTAGCTAGTCTGAGCGAAACAGAATACCTAGTAATGCTAAAAGATCAAGCTATGCTAGAGAAAGCATTCAAGAAGATTGATGCAGCTAAATCCAAGAATAAGCCCCTAATCAAGGCAATAAAACAAGTAGCACAAGCTACGAAAGAATCCAAGACTGCAATAGTCGAAGATACCTCACATATCGCTAGCGAGGTAAATGAAGGGGTATCTAACCCTATTAACGTAAGTAAAAATAAGGAACTAAAAATGACTGTTGAATCAACTGTAGTTGAACAAGAAGTTGAAGTAGTTGCTAAGAGTGCTTTTGTTGAACTTGAGAAGAGCCTTGGTGCTCAACAGGTTGAACTCCAGAAAGCCCTAGCTTCTATTGCTGCTTTTGAACTGAAGGAAAAAGAGCAGATTGCTAAAGCTCGTAAAGCTCAAGTACTAGATGCTGTTAAGGACGAGGGTAAAGCTCAGGTTCTATTCAAGGCTGTATCAGGCGCTTCAGACGTGGATTTTGCTGCTGTGGTGAAAGCCCTCGGTGAGATGCACAAACAAGTCGAGCAAAGCGAGTTGTTCATCGAGAAGGGTGCCAGCGTTGAGACTGAGGTCCCATCTAATGAATCCGCTGTAGCTAAACTCGTGAAATCCCGCCTAGCCGCTGCTAAGTAATAAACAATAAAGGAAATATAAATGTCAATCGTTACTTCTGTGGTGTACGCACCAATCTACTCTGATGTCGTTAAGCACGAATACGAGCCATCTATTGCATTCTGCCGTGAGCGTCTAATCGCTAACGAAGGTTCTGCTGTGTCTTACACTGTAGGTACTGTTGTTGGTATCGTTACAGCTACAGGCAAGATCAAACGTCAAGAAGCTTCTGCTGTTGATGGTAGCCAAGTTGCTGCTGGTGTTGTAGTTGAAGTTAAAGCTATCCCAGCTACTACTGACACTGGTGTGTTGGTTATGGTTCGCGGTCCAGCTATCGTGAATAAAGCAATGTTGGTTATGGGTGCAAGCACTGATACCGATGCAGAAAAGCTCGCTGTTTATACTGCTCTTGCTGCTAAGACCATTCTAGCCAATACCGGCATCTAATCCAATAACAATAATTAAAGGAAAATACAAATGACTATCGCACGCGATTTTACAAACCCTCAAGCTGTGGTAGAGTATACCAGTGAGTTGATGCTGTACCCTAACGAGTACGGTCTATTGAACGAAAAAGGTCTATTCACTAGCAAGTACATCTCTCAGAATACCGTTCAGTTCGAGTCCAAAGGTGGTGTTATCAGTGTTATCCCTGATGCACATCGCGGTACTCGTCACTTTGTTAACAAGGGTGAATTGGGCAAGATGCTAACGTACTCAAGCACATTCCACCCACTCGATGACGCTTTGTTTGCTCACGAATTGGTTGGTAAGCGCCGCTTCGGTACTGCAGATCAGTTGGATACTGAAGCCTTGGCTATTGCAGATAAACTCAAGATGATCCGCCGCGCACATGCAGCTACCCTTGAGACTGCACGTTGGTATACACTCACCACCGGCCAGCAATTCTCGCCAAATGGTACGCAATCAGCTAATTTCTACACCGATATGGGCATTGCTCGTGTTGAGAAGGATTTGCTCTTGAGCACTGCTACCACTGAAGTGAACAAGATCGTGCAAGAAGGTGTTGCTGCTATTCAGGATACAATCCAGTCTGGTGAAGTCATCACGAACTTTACCGCTTTCTGTTCTCCAGAATTCTTTGCTAAACTGGTGGTTCAGGCGAAGATCGTCACTGCATACCAATATTACGCAAGTACTCAGGAGCCCCTGCGCAATGGCTTCCGTTCAGGTAAGTACCAATCCTTTCAACATGGAGGTATTTTATATTTAGAGGTACGGGGCGGGTACAATGGTGGCCGTTTTATCCCTGCTGGCGATGCGTATTTGGTTGCTGAAGGTACATCTGACAGCTTCGAGACTGTATTTACACCAAGTGAGAAATTTGACACCATCGGAACTATTGCTGAAGAGGCATACGTCTGGATGTACAAATCTCAACGCAACGACAAGATTGAAATCGAGTCCTCAAGCTCATTCATCAATGTCTTAAAACGTCCTCAAGCTGTTGTGCGTTTGTTCAGCTCCAACTAAGTAAACTAGCCTTTTAACTAAGGCTTTATACTGTAGGGTATTCTCACAAGGAGTACCTTATGTTATAGTGTATAATAACAGATAAGCTAGGCTGATCCCCGAAAAGATGACTATCCACCATCCTGCTTATTTATTTTAGTGGAATTTCGGGAGAAATAATGGAAGAAAAGAAGTACTATGTCTACGGACATTACCTTGAAGATGGAACACTATTTTACATAGGCAAAGGGTGTGATAAACGATACAAGAGCAGATTTCAACGTCCAAAAAGCTGGAAGGCTTATGCAAAAGACAAGGTATGGTATAGTGAAATACTAATAGGTAATCTAAGTAATAATGAAGCGTTAGATAAAGAGTTTGAACTAATTGAGAAACTCAAGGATCAACTTGTCAATTCTAAGACAGGTAATCTTAAGGTTAACACTGAGTCAATTTTAAAGTATGTAGAATATGATCCAACTTCCTCAACAGGTATACGCTGGAAAGTTAATAGGTATAGCGGTAGAAAGTATTCCCATATAAGTGCCAGAGCAGGAGACGAGGCTGGAGGAAGTAGCACTTCTAATGGTTATACAAATGTCGTATGTAAGATAGATAAAGTACTCTATGTTGTTTCACGGGTTGTTTGGTTTTTAGTGTATGGAGTCTATCCTGATAAGTCCTTAGTAATTGACCATTTGAATGGTGACAGTTTAGACAACAGGGTGGAGAATTTAAAACTTTGTAGTCAACATGACAATACCAAGAATAAAAAGATACGAACAGATAATGTGTCAGGTAAGACAGGTATATATTTCTCAGTTGCTGGACACTATAACTATTGCCAAGCAGCATGGTCCGACAACGGTAAGATAAAAGTTAAAACTTACTCTATAAATAAACACGGGTTACTTCCTGCGTTTAAGCTGGCATATGAATGGCGCAAAGAACAAATCCGTTTACTGAACCTCCAAGGCGCAGGTTACACCGATAGACACGGCACGTAATACTCCAGATCAAATCACATCAAATACCCGACTAACCTCGGGATATTTCCACAGCATTTACCTCAAGTTCTGCGGAAATATAAACATAAGAATTAAACCAGCTTACACCAGAACAAAAGGACAATAACCAATGGCTTTAACACCTATTCAAATCATCCGGTTAACCGTCCAGGACAATTCCGTTGGGTTGTACATAATCTCCGACGAAGAAATCCAGTACTTCTTGGATAAGAACGAGAGTAATATCAACCGTACAGCACTGGATTGTGCGCGTGTTATTCTGTTCAACCTGAGTATGCGCGGCGATAACACCGTGGACATACTAAGCATCAGAGGGAGTAAAACCGCTGAATCCTACCGCCTAGCCCTCCAGATGTTCCTACGGGACCCTAGCATGAACCCAGTGCTGGCTAACTGTCAGGGTTACGCAGGTGGTATCAGCGTATCAGACATGCAATCCAACATAGACAACCCCGACGTGAACTACGCACGTACACCGGAAGATATTCCAGCGAACCCCGTACAGTACCCCGGCTCTTACGCTGATTCGTACTTCCGTATTTAAGGTGCATTAAATGAGCCTTCATCTACAGTTCATCCGTTCAGCCAAAGAATTAATCTATCCAAACGGTGTAAGCATAGACTACGCTGCAGTTACTACATCAGTGTACAACGTAGAGACTGGTACTTCAGCTAATACAGAGGTATTGACAACTCTTGTAGCATTCCCCAAGACAGTTAAAGTATCTCAGTGGAACTATCCTAGTCTAGTGAATAAAGTAGTAGAGGAGTTCTTGATTGTTGGTACAGACCTTGTTACACCTCCTAAACCACAAGATAAGATCACGAGAGATTCAGCTGTATACACAGTTGATTCAGTCCGTGAGCACGTAGCTGGTGGTCAAGTAGTGATCTATAAAGTACTGGCTTATAAGGGTTAGACTGTATGATAACCTTCGATATTACAGCACTTCTAGCTAGTCTTGATGCTGCTCATAAAGATGCTGTCAAGCGTATGGAGCAAATGGTACGTGGGTTCGCGTATGAGTTCAGCCTTAGAGCTATTGAGAATACACCCCTAGGGGACTCTGAGCTATACGCTAGGTACTACAAGGCTAGAACTGCACTTCCACAAGTAGAAGGTATAGCTAGAGGTAACTGGCAGTTCAGTACAGACAGTGCATTCACTCTACAGCTAAACGCAGGACAGTTCAGTAACGAAGTAGCTCTAGATACTGTTGAGTACACGAGTCAAGCTTATGTTCTTGGCTCTACGTTCTACATTGGTAATTCTGCACCGTACATAGACGATCTAGAGGCGAACTACAGTCCACAGACTAATGGTAACGGAATACTACAACCTACTCTGAATGATATAACTGGTGCTTACTCTGTGGACTTTCAGCGGCACTATGCTAAGTAAGAGCGCCAACACGCGAAGTAGCATCCACTATAACAAGCCGAATAAACAGAGGTATAAATGTCCCCAATCCTAGCAGCTAAACGAGCAGCAGAACGAAAGCTCAGTACGTTATCTCCAGCTCTACCGACAGCTTATGAGGGCGTTAAATTCGTCCCTCCTGCTGGTATGTACCTCCGTACCCAATTCACGTTACAACGTCCAGATGACCCCACGCTGGGCTCTACGTACTACCGTGAGCGCATGAGCTTTCAAGTGTTCGTGTGTGATGTACTGAACGTAGGTACTGCTGGTGCTTACGCTAAAGCCGAAGAGGTCAGGGGGTTATTCACCAAGGGTTCTTATATGCTAGAGGACGGGAAGAATATCTACGTGTTGAATACACCTCAGATTACTGGTTGTACAGTAGCGGGTGATCGGCTGGTAGTACCTGTGGTTATTCAGCTAGTCGTGGAAGTTCATAGTAGCTGATTATGTGTTCTATAAGGTTCTTCTTAGCTCCTTCATAAAAGCTAAGGTACTTTGCAAAGTAAATCTAATCACTAATTAATAAGGAAAATATAATATGGCAAATATCGCAAAAGGTACAGCTAAGATCGTTAGTTATAAAAAGGAGGTATCTTGGGGTACTCCAGTAGCAGGCGCTGGTGCTAAACAACTCCGTCGAGTTACTGCTGATTTCAATCTAGTAAAAGAATCGTATGCCAGCGCAGAGCTTAGAACTTCTCGTCAGACAAATGATGAACGTCATGGCATTCGTAGTGCTACTGGTACATTGAATGGCGAACTGAGCCCTAACAGCTACTCTGATTTCATGCAATCATTAGTTGCTCGGGACTTTACGGCTGTTACGGCTGTTACTGGTCTGGCCTTTGCTGTAGCTGGTCCTACTCTTGGTTTGTATACGTTTACTCGTGCTACAGGTACGTGGTTAACATCAGGTCTACAAGTAGGTCAAGTAGTGCGTGTCACTGCTGCTACCGGCGCCAATGCAGATACCCTGAATAAGAATCTACTTGTTGCCTCAATGAGTGCTCTTGTATTGACTGTATCTGTTGTGAACGCTACAACACTCACAGCAGCCCCTACTGTTACTGCTGCTACTATTGCAGTTACTGGTAAAACAACGTATGTTCCACTAACAGGCCATACTGAAGATTCCTACTCTGTAGAAGAGTGGTACAGCGATATCGCTCAATCCTCTGTGTTCTCTGGTGTTAAAGTTAACTCAATGGCGGTGTCTCTACCTGCTACTGGTTTGACTACTGTTGACTTCGGTTTCATGGGTAAGGATTTAGCAGCTAAAGGAACCTCTCAGTATTTCACATCCCCAGCAGCACAAGGTACTAACGGACTATTGGCTGCTGTGTCTGGTGTAATGTTGGTTGGTGGATTACCTGTAGCTCTTGTTACTTCTGCTGATTTTACTGTTGACCGTGCAATGGAGAATGCAACTGCTATTGGTTCTAACAGTATTGCCGACGTGTTTACTGGACGCATCACCGCAACAGGTAGCTTATCTGTGTATTTCCAAGATGCTGCTTTCCGGGATTACTTCGATAATGAAACCCCAGTATCACTAGTAATGGTGCTTGCAGTCAACAACACAGCAACCTCGGACTTCTTGAGCTTTACGCTGAGCAAAGTTAAGCTAACTGATTTTTCAGTTGCTGATGCCGAATTGGGCATCCTTGCCCAAGCAAGCTTTACGGCTCTTGAGAATGAAGTTACAACCGCTGGTTTAGCTGCTACAACTATCATGATTCAAGATAGTACTTTAGTTTAATACTAATATTGACCCCTAGTTCCTTTCTGAGGTTCTAGGGGTTTTTCTACGTCTGCTTAATATCTCAATCCTTGAGTAACCCTTGTGCTTACGCCTCTTCTTGACAATACAGACCCCAGATGATAAACTACGATTCAATGAGAGGTGTACACCAATTAGTCCATCTCTATCATTTTATTAATCTAAGCAAAGGAATATACACATGGCTACTAAAGCAACCTCCGGTCTATTTGATCTATCTAAAAACGACCCAGCTAAATCCGCTGAAGCTGGCTATGAGTTCGAGCTTGTTCTACCGGGCTCTGGTGAGGCTACTGGCGCTTTCATTACTGTACGCGGTGAGCAATCCCCTGTAGTAAAGCAGTACGCTAAGAAGAAGTACAACGAGTACCAAATGCAAGTACAAGCTGCTAAACGAAAAGGTAAAGATTACGAAATGGACCTAGAAACTGCTGAGTCATTGAGTGTTGAATCCGCTACTAACCGTGTTATCTCTTGGCGTGGTATTGCTAATGAAGGTGCTGAGGTTGTATTCTCTAAAGATACCTGCGCTGAAATCCTCAAACAACACTCATGGATTCGTGAGCAAGTTCTAGAGGAGAGCCAACAGGCTTTCAACTTTCGACCCAAATGATCTAGAGGAGTTAGCGCAGTATTGTACACAGGAGTTCAAGCTCGGTTCAGGTGCTAATAGTACACGCGCTCAACTCCTGTCAGTACAGAGACAAACCGGTATAACACCTCCTGAGTTACTTGAGCTAAAAGAGCTACCTGAATCTATGGTACAGATATGGAGTAATTTTATTGACCTTCATAACACCAGAACTGCAGGTATGAGTTCAGCTAATCCTATTCAGTACAGTGAGATACTAGCGTATTACACCCTGAATAAAGAAGAGCCTGAAACATGGGAAGTAAAAGCAATAAAAAGACTAGACGGTATTGTGCTGCAGTATTATGCTGAACTTCAAGCTAAAGAGCAGGCAAAAGCGAAGGCTAAAAAGTAGAATAAAACATAACCCCAATTACCCCTTTGGCTGATATAAGCCCTTGGGGTTTTCTTTCGTTTGAGCATTAGATAATCCAAACCTAGTACTTAGACTAAAGAGAATACAGATACATAGATACACAGAATCCTTAAAGGAGTAACCAATGGATTTAGCAGAATTAAAATTCGTAGTTAATACTGATGAACTTAAAACAGCAGCAGATAGAATCAAAGCATTAGGCGATGAAATCACTAAGTTACAATCAGTACAGAAGACTAGCCTAGCTCAAGCGAAAGATGAGGCTGCTGCTGATAAGGTCAGAATTAAAGCTCAGACTGACATGGCTAATCTAAAGGCTAAACTCGCATCTGCTGAGAATAAAGCCAAAGAAGCTGCTGAGGGTAATACTGCAGCTACAAAAGCAGCTATCTCTGAATCAGATAAGCTCCAAGCTCTACTCGGTAGACTCACGAATAAATGGCAGGATATGGCTGCTGGAAGCACCTCTGCAGAGGCTTCAATCCTTAATGTAGCCCGAGGTATGGGCGCTACTTCTACGGACGCTCTAGCACCCGTTAAAGCCCTCCTAGAGAACATCCGTTCACTCTCGAAGTCCCCTTTCGATTCAGCTATCGGTTCTATCCGTTCTATTACACAAGAATTGACTTCATTGAACCAACGGTCTGCTCTGGCATCTAAGGAGATTTTTCTGACAGGTCAGCAGTTACGTGAGTACAGCAAGATCGCTAATGAAGTACAAGGTAAGTTCGCTGCTATGGATATTGATCCATTCAAGGGTACTGGTTTGTCTGAGGCTACTGCAGAGATTAATAAACAACAAGATGCTTATCTGGGTTTAGTCAAGACTGTTAACGCACTGAAGAACGCAGAGACTGAGCGCCAATCCCAGTTAGCTCCTATGAGTAAGACTAGAACAGAGCAGCCAATGGACGTAGCTAACGCGCAGTTCCAACGCCAGAACGCTCAAGCTATGAACGAGTCAGCTAAAGCTGCAGCTTACCTAGAGAAAGAACTCAAGCGTGTGGATTTCGTTCTACAAGAGGTGAACTCCGATCTTCAAATGTCCAATAGTAACCGCTTGATTAAGTTCCAAGAGCACTTGACTAAAACAGGTGTAACTGGTGTTCAAGCTGCAGGTCAACTAGAGACGTACAGAAAGAAACTAGAGAAAATCCAGAGTACATCTGCGTTTAAGAAACAGACGGATGATCTGAAAGAATACCAGAATAAAGTGGACTATGTTACTCGTGCTGTAGGGCCGCAGTTAACTGACATTTTCTCGGGTCTATTAACAGGTCAGCAATCCCTGTATACTATTGCAGTACAACAAGGTGGTCAACTAGCGGATCAAATCTCATTAGCTGGTATTGAAGCTAATAAGATGGGTGGTATTCTCGCTAGTGCATTACCTAATATGTACAAGAACATCGCTAATATTGGTAAAGCATTTGGTACTATGGCTGTTGGTGGTTTACAGAATCTTGGTAGCAGTCTTGTTGATTTGACGATGAAGCTCCCTATTGCTGGTAAAGCACTCCGAGATATGGAAATTGCTTATGTAATATCTGCCAGCGCCGGTGATAAGTTCGCACAAGGCATGCTTAAGGTTGTAGCGGGTGTGCGTATATTATCTGGTGTATTAGCTGTTGGTGTTATTGGGGCGCTTGTTGGTCTAGGTGTAGCAATGTACCAAGTAATCAAACAACAAGATGCTTTTGCTGTAAGCCTTGCATTGAACGGAGCATCCTTGGGTTTATCTCAAGTACAAGCTATTGGTTATGCTCAGAGCTTGAACGCCGTAGGTATCAGCACAACTAAAGCTCTGGATGTTATCTCAGCTATGGCTAAAGAAGGTGGCTTCGTAAAAGAAGAGATTAAGCTCGTAACTGAGTCTGCAGTGAATATGCAGAAGTACGCAGGTGTTGCAATTGAAGACACAGTGAAAGCATTTGCTAAACTCAAGGGTGACCCAGTCAAGGCTATGTATGAACTAGCAATGTCTGCTGGAAATATAGCACCTGAAGTTATTAGAGCAGTTGCTGAACTTCAGAGCCTAGGTAGGACTGCAGAAGCAGTTGCTCTAGCAATGAATGCTATGAAGGAATCAAACAGGATTACGACTGAACAGATGAAACAGGACTTCAGTGGTTTCGCTCTATTTATGAAAGGATTATCTACAGGTATTGCTGAGTTCTTTGAGAATGTTTTTAAGGGTTTAATGTACAAGGCTAGTCCTGTTCAGGCTCTTGAAGGACAACTAGCAAGCGTTCAAGAAAAGATATTGTCTACTCGTGCTAACCTTTCAACCTTGGGATCACTTGGTATTGGTGGCGATGATAGAACACTAAAAGCTCTTGAATATGAAGCACGTATGATTAGCTCACAAATCAGTGGGTTGACTGTTAAAAATGAACTCACTACTCAGAATCAACAGCGTAACTCAGAAGCCGCTAGGGCACTGCAGATCAATGCAGGTATCGAAGAGGGTTTGAATGCTAAGTTACTGTCCGGTAGTAAAACACGAGTTACACAAACAGAGTACGTTGCAAAGGCAGTACAGAACTACAGAAAAGAGCTCAAAGGTGCTGCAGTTGATGCTGGTGTTCTAGCTAAGGTTGAACAGGTAGCGACTCAGGAGTGGTTGACATCACAGAAGAAAGCTGCAGTTGATAGACCCGCTAAGTTACTAGCAAAAGACCTTGAAGTCCTAGCTGATATTAAGAATAAAGCTCTTGGGCTAAACAGGGACTATAACGACTCAGAGAGAACACTCACACGTCTGCGTGAACAAGATAAAATCAGCGTTGACGAATACCGTGTAGCCTTGACTGAACTGAACGATCAACAACCCAGAGCAATCAAGTTAGCTACTGCTGTCCGAGAATTGGCTAAAGCATGGGAAGATACTGTCAAAGCACAGGCTAAAAAAGATGAGGATTTCTTCAAGGATTTTGATGCTGCTGTTCAAGTACGAAAAGAGCTACAAGGTCAGACTGCAGAGATTGAGTTCCAACGTACTCTAGTGGGTAAAACAGAAGAGCAACAGAAGCATCTAACACAGGAGTTCCAGACACAGACTAAGCTCAAGCAAGATCAGTTCCAACTAGAGAAAGACCTCTTGGATATTCGTGAGAAGTACAAGGGTGACGCCTTAACGATTAAGATGTTTGAAGAAGAAGCGTACATGCGTTCTGCTGAGAGAATCAAAGCGACTAATGCAGGGGTAGCTTTACAGTATGCTCAGGATATGCAGAAGGAATTCGACAGTATCAAAGCCACAATTACAGATGCTGTTGTTACTGCTTTGTTCGACGGTGGTAAAGCTGGTAGCCAAAAGCTCAGAGATTCTATCAAGGCTGCATTCAGGAATAAAATAACAGTTGTAATTGATGCTGTTGTTAATACTGTAATGGGTTCTATGGGTTCTGTCGCTCAAACAGCTATGAGTGTAGCTGGCGGAAGCTCAGGCGGTATTATGGGCAGTATGTCAAATATCTACTCCATGATGCGTGGGGGTAGCTCTCTTGGTATTGCTGGCACTGCCGCTGGTAGTCTAGGTGAAGTATCTAGTTTTCTATTCGATAAAGGGTTTGAATCACTTGGACAGACTGCACTTGATACAGCTAATGGTATTCTCAAGTTCAAAGATGCTATTAACACAGGTGGTGATATTCTTGGCTATGCTACAGCAGCTTACTCCCTGTCACAAGGCAAGTACGGTGCTGCTGCAGGACAAGCTATTGGTACATTCTTCGGAGGACCAATCGGGAGCTTTATCGGTGGTAGCGTAGGTGGTCTACTAGATAGTGCTTTCGGATGGGGAAGTAAAAGTCCAACATCAAGTACAGGTGGTGCATCTATGTCGTTCAATGCAGCGAATCAACGCACAGCCTACAATCCGTACTATGACTCACGGCAAGGAAGTAACCCACAAACTGACGCAGTTGTCTATGGACTACAACAGAGTTATATGGATGCAACTAAAGCTCTAGGTATTGCTGCAGAGGCTACAACGTTCATCTTTGCTGGAAATACAGGTAAGAATGGTAAGAATCCGAATTTTTACATGGGTGGTGGTACAGCCAGTAATAAGTTCTATCAAGGTGAAACAACTAAAAGTGATGCTGCAATCCAACTGGCTGCTTCACGAGCTGTCTTTGCTGCCGTAAAAGGGTCGGCATTACCTAGGTATTTAGCTGGTGTGTTCGATGGTATGAGCGCCAGTGCTATGTCAGAAGAGCAGATTAACGCTGTAATAAAGACTGCGCAATCCTTCAAGATTCTACATGATTCTTTATTGAATCTTCCGTTCGTTAATCTAATGGATATGAGTTACGCTACTGCTAAAGCTCTGACTGATGCTGTAGGTGGTATGGACGCTTTCAATACTAAGCTCTCTAGCTACTACAGTAATTTCTACTCTCAAGAAGAACAGAAAGTACAGACTGCAAAGAACATCAATAAAATCCTAGAAGGTACTGGGTTTGATGCAGCTAATGCTACACGCGAACAGTTCAAAGCTCTGGTTAATGCTCAGGATGTATCTACAGTAGCAGGCAGAGCAATGTACGCTACTCTTCTGGGTGTAGCTGATGCTTTCGCTAGTATTACTCCAAGCATAGAGGACACTACAACTGCAGCGCAAGCCCTTGTACAAGCGATGATCGATAGCTCGAAGAAACTCCAAGATGCTATTAATGAAGTACGTGGTACACAGGTATCTCCAGCAGAGACTGTAAAGAACCAGCAGTATGAATTTGATAAAACCTACGCTATGGCTTTGGCTACTACAGGTGAAACTCGGATTGGTTACGCTGATGAACTCGCTGCTATTCTGCCCGATCTATCAGAAGCAATCAAAGCTACTTCAGGATCAACTGCAGAATGGATGGCGCGTACAGCAGCAGCGTTCGGACAAGCTCAGAACTTAGCTAATCTAATGGGTACAGGCGCAGGAGCTACTACGGTATCTACAACAGGGACTCTAGGCGCTACAACCCCAGCTATCAGTACGTTGTCAGCACCCGGTAGTACTTCTATTGTATTCGACAATTCAGCAGTAGTTACAGCAGTTCAAGCCCTGAACGCTAATATTGACTTGTTGCGTATTGAGGTACAAGCTGATGTTCAACACAACGCCAAGACTGCTAAGTTACTAGATAGAGTAATCCCTGATGGTCAGAGTGTTCAGGTGAAAATAGCAGTCTGATCTTAACGTGCTAAACAGAACAAGCACTGGACGTAAAAACTCCAGTGTTTCTTTAAGGATTCTAAGGATTATATGAATAAAGAAATAAACAAAAGAACAAGAGGTGAATTATGTTAGTGCTTAAACCCACGGTATTCCCAAGTACAGACGGATCAATAACTCGTGCTAGTACAGCTACGTACTTTAATTCCTCTGGTGTAATGCAGACTGCAGCTATTGATGAGGTTAGGTTTAATTACAATCCAGCTACGTTAGTATCAGAGGGTATTCTTTTAGAACCAGCGGGAACTAATCTGATTACTCGTTCTGAGCAGTTTGATTCTGATGATTGGATTAAGTTCAATACCGTGGTGACACCAAATACAACAGTTTCCCCGGATGGCAATACAACTACAGATACTTTAACTGAAAACGCCGCGAATCACTACCATGAGATATATGACCCCTCTCCAGTACCTGTCACCATTGGGGAGAGTTACACACTCTCTGTGTATGTAAAACATCAGGGCTATGCACGTTATCTTAATCTATCTGCATCATTCGGTAGCTCATCCTCGGCATTCTCTGTGCGTTTTAACCCTGTACTTAATCTACTCTCTAGTATTTACATTGGAAATGGGTGTATCTCGAACGCAAGTGCATCAGTAGTACAGTGTATTAACAATTTTTATAGGGTGTCTATTACATTTACAGTAGTAGATGGAACACAAGTAGTTACCCAATTAGCCCTTTCTGACACAATGGAACCACCCTTGGCTGACAATTTTGGACTACACATGTACATAGGTGATGGTGTGTCTAGTCTTTCTGTGTGGGGTGCTCAGTTAGAGCAATCCTCCTCATCATCCTCTTATATCCCTACGACTACAACAGCAGTAACCCGTGCAGCAGACATAGCAACAGGTACAGGTTTACTCTTCAGTACAGCAACAGAAGCTTATGCGAATTACTCCGCAGGTACAACCTACGCTGCTGGTACTCGTGTAGTCTACACGGGAAGTATCTACGCAAGCCTACAAGCAGGAAACCTGAATCATACGCCAGATACATCACCTACGTGGTGGGTGCGGGTAGGTCCTGATAATAAACACGCGATGTTCGATCAGCAGACAGGTACAGCTACTACCGCAGGTACATCCTTGACTGTAGTTCTTGCCACGGGTACAATAGATTCTTTTGCGTTGATTAACCTAGAAGCTGACGTGGTTACTCTGACAGTACGAGATGGTCTAGCTGGTGCTGTTGTATATCAGCAGACTGTTGGATTATCTGGTAGTGTTATCACATCGTGGTACGACTGGTTCTTCCTCGATCCTTTACTGAAGAGAACACAGGTTGTATTCAGAGATATACCTCCGTACTTTAACTCACATTGTACTCTGGAGTTCGTATCCTCGGATGTTATCTCCGTTGGTGCTTCGGTGTGGGGTACTGTGACTAATCTCGGAGGTACTAACTACGGCGCTACTGCAGGTATTATCGACTACAGCAGAAAAGAAACAGACGAGTTCGGTGCTATTACATTAGTAGAGCGTGCGTATAGTAAACGCTTGACAGCTTCTGTTAATGTAGAGAACTTCAACCTTAATAGAGTACAGCAGTTACTGTATTCAATCAGAGCTAAGCCCTGCGTTTGGATTGCATCGGATAACCCAACGTATGAAGAAGCTCTAGTAGTCTATGGTTTCTACCGGGACTTCACTACGAATATTAGCTATCCGAGTTATAGCTTATGCAGCTTAGAGATTGAAAGTCTAAGTTAACAAATACGTATTAAATATAAGGAATATAAATGATTACACCACTCCCCACACCGCCAACGAGACAAGACCCCTCGAACTTCAGCGAAAGAGCTGATGACTTTATGGCAGCATTACCTGCGTTCGCAACGGAGACTAATGCCACGGCTGTAGCTGCTGATGCTGATGCTGCTAGTGCTCTTCAGAGTAAGATTGACGCTGCTGCTAGTGCCGCGGGAGCTAACGCTTCTGCTAATGTAACCAAGTGGGAATCTGGAACTACATACCAAGACGGTGCTGTAGTATGGAGCCCAGCGAATACCTTCAGTTACAGACGCAAGACTGCAGCAGGTAGTGGTACGACTGATCCTTCTGCTGATGGGGCGAATTATACGTTAGTATCAGGCGCGGGTAATGTACAGACTGACCTTGCACAGACGCTGACTAATAAGACGCTTACAGCACCTGTATTGACTACCCCAACTCTAGGTACTCCATCTTCAGGTAATCTCGCTAATTGTACTTTTCCGATACTAAATCAAAACACAACAGGTAACGCTGCCACGGCTACTACTGCAGCTAATTGTACAGGCAACGCTGCCACGGCTACTACGGATAACCAGCACTTAGGTGTTGGACAGTCTTGGGTAAATGTAATGGGTTCTAGAGTTGCTGGCACAACTTATACAAATTCTACAGGAAAACCTATATTCATTGCAGTAACTGTCGTTGCTGGTGGCTCTGGTAATTCTACCCTAGAACTTGTTATTAACGAGGTATTCAATTCTCGCACAGCTTTTTATACTAACGCTAGTGGGTATCAAAGTAGTTTATCTAGTATTATTCCAAACGGCAGCACTTACAGGGTAGGTGTGTTAAATGCCACAATAAACATATTTATGGAGTTACGTTAATGAAGTATTATAAAAGAAAAGACAACTCTTCATGGGCCTTTGAACTTGACGGTTCCCAAGACTACTTAATCACAGAAGATATGGTGCCTATCACAAAGGATGAACTTATGGCATTGCAGTATGCAGTCAAACCCACAGTACCCAAACAACTCTCCAGCCTAACATACCTCTCTCTATTCACTGAAACAGAACAAATGCAGGTAGTAACAGCTACTATGCAATCAGCCCAAGTTAAACTCTGGTATGACAAGATGCTAGCTGCCGAGTACATCACACTAGCTGACGTACGTACAGCGCAAGGGCTGGACGTTCTCGTAGCGTTATCTCTATTAACCCCTGAGCGTAAAGCTCAGATTATCACAGCGATGCAATAAACCCAAATGCTGATTACCTTAACAGTTAGTCAGTTCCTGTTATACACAGCATACACCCTCGGATTCCTCTGGATATTCTGGGGGTTTTATGTCCTTGTAATGGGACTGTACCGAGCGCATTTACAGCAAAAGCTCAAGGGCTTTGTTCGAGTTCTAGCCTTTCCATTTGTTCTCGTGGGTTGGACTATGGACGTTCTAGCGAATGTATTCATAGCTAGTATTATCTTCGTGGAGTTACCAAAGGAGCTACTCGTGACTGATAGACTCCAGCGGTATAAGACTACTTCCTTTGGTTATAAATACAACCTAAGCTGCTTTATCTGTGAGAATCTATTGGATGTATTTGACCCAAGTGGAGATCACTGCTGATGAATACAATCACAAATAGACTAAGCACACAAATCACACAGAATAAAACAGGTACACCCATGAGTACAAGACTCGTAAACAACTTAAGTAAAGCACTATGGGACTCTGACCTAATAGCCTCACGTATCTCATTAGCTCTATCGGAGTTCTTCTGGGCAGTGATGCTGCTGTGGCCCGGTGATACTTTCACTAGACCAACGTATGCTCTGATGCACAAAGCAGCTAATGAAGAAGTATGGGGTGTACTCTTTCTGTTCTCTGCTGTGACTCAAATGAGCATTGTACTGATGGATGATATGCACAGTAGATTTGCTAGGTACTTCGCTGGATGGAATGCTGCACTGTGGACGTATGTTGTCACGAGTATGCTTATCTCTGTTCAGCCACCTCCTGCTGCTATTGGTGGCGAGATTGCTCTGGCTTTAATCGCAGTGTGGATATGGGCTAGACCTAATATCCTAGCGCATGGTATGAGTAAGCAGAACAATGAGAACAACGAACCCATAGCAAATAGTGAGTACGTGGATTCTAACTACCCTGATTTCAAGGAGAGTCAACTACAGCTAGATATTATCCACAGAGATATACAGCTTCTACAAGAAAAAGAAAAGTAATGCAGCACAAAGATGAACAAGAACACTCCCAGAGCACCAACAGTACCGAGGGTAATGACTACGCTGATTACACGGACTATAACGACACGAATACAAGGCGTTTAACGCCCCGTAGAGGGCCCACAGCACCAAATGGGCATAGTCCTAGCCTTGGTGATATATACGCGCTTCTAGGGGCTATGCAGAGGCAGCTAGACACTATAGAGAGTAGACAAGCTAGCCACATCCGAGCATTCACGAAGAACGATCTAGGTGAACCGGATTATGACGGGCACAGGGCGTACCACACCAGAAGTAACAAAGCTAATGAGAACCTAGAGAAGTACAAGACGAGCTTGACTAAATCCCTGTTGGAGTGGATTATGAAGGGCGGTATTGTACTGATGGGTGCTGGTGTGCTTAGTCTAATAGGTAGTCGTCTAGGTGATCTTATTAAATAATCCAAAACACAGTAATACAGTAATATAAACAAAGGAGCAAATATGCTTGCGTTAATTTCAGGAATCGTATCGTCCCTAATCAGTGCTAACTTAGGTAAAGTAGCGCAGGGTGTTCTGGACAAAGGGCTGGATGTAGTACAGGATAAACTCGGTATTACACTAGAGCCTAATATGTCACAAGAGAAGTTAGCTGAAGTTCAAGCTAAAGCACAGCTACACGAAGAGTACATGACAAAAGAAACCAACGCTAATACTGCAGATGCACGAGCAATGAATGTAGCTATTCAGACGAGTTCAACGGCTGGATTCCTCGCTCAGAACTCCGCGTATATCTTGGATTTTGTTATCGTCAGTGCTGCAGTTATTTGCTCGTGGTTGGCTTTCTTCCAAGGTGTACCTGCTGAGAATAAAGAGCTAGTATACATGGGCCTGGGCTCGCTCTGGACTATGGCTGGTACTGTTGTTAATTTCCACAGAGGCTCCAGCAGAGGCTCACAGAACAAGGACGCGGTGATTGATAAGATCAGTGCTAGGTTGTAATGGCAGCAGGTACCACACTGACAGAGAAACACCTGAAAGCACTGGGGATTGACCTGAAGTACCTACAGGCATTGAACTCATGCTTCTCTCGGTTTAAACTGAATACACCTCAAAGACAAGCAGGGTTCATCGGTCAGTGCCAACACGAGTCTTTGGACTTTACTATCCTAGAGGAGAACTTGAATTATTCCAAGGAAGGTCTAGTCAAGACATGGCCTACTAGATTCACTACAGCTAATGCCACGAAGTACCACAGGAATCCAAAGCTAATTGGAAGTAAAGTCTACGCTGACCGTATGGGTAATGCAGATGAAGCTTCCGGTGAGGGTTGGCTGTACCGTGGTAGAGGGTTGATTCAACTCACTGGTAAACAGCAGTATCTATTGTGTGGTTTTGCTCTGGATGTTGATTTAGTGGCTAATCCTGATTTATTATCCAAAGAGCCCTATGCTGTGTTAAGCGCAGGTTGGTACTGGGATAATACTTCCTTGAATCGGTTCTGTGATGTGCAGGATTGGAAGGGATTTACGAAGGCTATTAATGGCGGGTATCATGGATTGGATGATAGGTTGAGTAGGATTAAGAAAGCATTGGTGATCCTGCAAGGATAGCCTGAGTTGGTTGTGCTAACAACATAAGTAAAAACGCCCGTAGCGCCTTGGAATGATCCTTGGTACTACGGGCGTTTTGTTTTGGTTACAAGCTTAAGAACATCTGAAGTTCTTTCACAGTAGGTAATCCAGATAAGCGTTTTAATTCTTTACCTTCACTGTCTTCTAGGATTAAGACAGGCACTGCTCGGATGTTGTACTTCTTCGCTACCTCTGGATAATCGTACACGTCATAGCTAATTGTAGCTGGACGATTTAACGGGCTTACACAGTCCAGTAGCTTCTGGAGTTGTTTACACGGTTGGCAGTTCTTTGATTGTAGTTTGATTAATCGCATATTATCTCCTTAAAAGGTCAATTCACACTGACCACCTGAACACCCAGCAGAACCAATTGTATCCACCTCTGTGTACTTCTGCTTAGATAATTCAGTACTAAAATCAATGAATTTAATGCTACTCTCAATACCTTTCCATTTATGCAGATTGTAGCAATCCTTTAGACAAAAAGTTAACTTAGTCAAATCACCACTGAAGTAATTCAAAGCGAACTTATTAGCCCGTCGAATCCAATCACGCTTAAGTAAATCAGAGCTATCGTCTGTGAGCTTCAATCCGTAACCTAGCGCTGTATCGCAAGCTAACCATAGGTTATTGTTGAACGCATGAAGAGCCTCTACAATTAAACCGCTTGCAAATAAGCTGCCATCTCCGTACTGTTCCATAATCTGCTGTGCAGTGAACACTTCAGTGAATGGTGCCTGAGCGTAGGCTTTATCGCCCATTGAACTCAATAAAGAAACCCCAGCAAACCATTTACGATTATCAAACAAGTACTGCTCAACTTCTTCCCAGTTGTCTACAGTGATTGTGTTACTCACGTTGTGACGTAATCGAATATCAGTGCAGAGGTCTAGGTTAGTTCCTGCCTCGATCCAATTCTGCTGTGCAATCTTAACGTACTCTAGTTGCTTAACACCCAGCAAAGACTCCTTGTAGCGACTACCTTCTTTACTTGTAACAGGGAAACTAACTACATAATCTGTACCAGTTGAACTCCAGACGGACTTCTCAAGCATCTTTGGATTCACTTCTAATAGTAAACTTGTAACTTCATCTTCAGCATTCATTTGAACATTCCTGAAGTACATAGGTGAGTGTTCCCCGTGAATACCTGAAGCAGTTCCTAGAAGCACAGACGCGTTACCTGATGGTTTAACACACGTTGTGCGCGATGCTTGGTTAATACCAATAAGTACAGCAGTCTCTTTATTCTGTGCTTTCACCAACGCAGCACCATTAATCATATTTGTCTCATCAAATAGAATATCTGGGTTATTCATCCAACCAGTGATACTCACTCCAATCAGTGCTTCACGTTCAGTAATCTCTTTGGTTGCTGCAGATACGTACTTGA